GTGTCGGGCCGGTCGTTGCCGAGCGTCGGCACGAATAGCGCGTACTCTTGTTCTTGTGCAGACCAGGTCGCGACAGCCTTCGGGAAGGCGTCATTCGTGATGCGGTTGATGAACTGGTCCTGCAACGTCGTGAGCTTGACCAGGTCGTTCGTTGCGCCGCCCTGCAGGCCTCCGGTGATGGCATAGACGCCATCGAGCGCCAGAAACACAACGCCAAGGCCGGGGACCGTCGCCAGCGAATGCGGGGCGCGGCAAGTGACAGACGAACTGAGCGTAGTGACAGTGAATCCGGCCTGCGCATCGCCTTGTACAACGTCGATGCCGTTCTCTCGAAACACAAGCAGCGCCGTGTAGTGCGCATAGAGCGCGGTGATGGCGCCGCCTTGCGCGGCAAGCTCGATGTAGGCATCGGCCGCGAACTGTTCGATCAGTCCTTGAGCGCTGTAGTACAGCGTGCGGCTGTCCTCGAGACCGCCATCGAGCCAGAGCACGCCGTTCCACACAGCCGAGAAGCGGGCGCGGGGCGCTGGCAGAGGGCCGGTTGCGATGTCGGGCGCAGGCTGCCCCAGCAATGCGGTCGGTGCTGCGTCGAAGTAGAGCGTGTCGACGTTGTTCCTGATGACTTCGACCAAGTACAGCCGAGTGTCGCCGGGAAAGTCGTAGTCATCGCTGTAGTTCGTCGTCCTGTAGAGCTTGCGCGCGACCGTTCCCTTAGGCCCCGTGGGAATCGTGACCGCTACCGCGTGTTTGAATCCTTCGGCGCCAGCATCAAGGCCCCAAGCGACCGAGCTCAAGGTCGACACTGGGCCTTCGCTGCCTGAATCAGTCACGAACGACAGCGCGTAGCCGTACTTTGCTTCTTTGTCGCCGTCCTGCCCGGCTGTGTTGTTCGCGAAGCCAAGGCCCCATACGCCACCGGCCGGAATGGCGTTCCCTTGTGAGGGGCACCAGAGCGTGACGGCGCCGTTGCCGCTCGCCTTGATGTTGGGCGGGAAAGGCGGAGCTGGAACCGGCTTGACGTTGCGGGGCGTGACCGACGTCGGCAAGCCATCGAAGCCGAGAGGCCGAATGCACTGCGTGATCGTGTTGGCTGCGTCGATGATGCTGCCCAGCGGCCACGGCTTCACGATGACCGGACGATCGAACCCGTTGGTGATGACCGTTCCATGCGGCGTGTCGGTGTACCAGCTCGCAGCCTCGGTGACGGTCGGCACGTGCCGACCAGTGGCGAGCGTCCGCAAGACGGGAGTGCCTGCAGCGTCGTAGAGCAGATGCAGGTTGCCTTGCTCTTCGAACAGCACGTGCTGTCGAGCTCCACCCGCCAAGGCCTGCGCAACGTGCAAGCTGTACACCGGCCCGCAGTTCTGGAACGGCGCCCAGCTGGTAGCCGCAGGCACGAAGCTCTCATAGCCAACACGGCTTGACCAGCCGCCCGTGGCTTGGTCGATGGTCCAGTTCTCGATGCGGCCTGCGCTCGAGGGGTCTTGTGGGAGCCTCGTGACGAGGCCTGCAGCAAGCGGAGCCTGTACGGTGTCGACCTGCATCAGAGCCTCACGGAAGCAGCCGCAACGGGCCGTAAGGGTTCGTGACCCAGCGATAGCCGGCCGTCGGGGTTCCCTTCACGATCCGACGGGGAACGGCCTTCAGGTAGGCCTGCTCCATCCCTCGAATGATGAGGTCCTTCTTGCGCTGGTAGACCGCCGATAGCGCGCCGTTGTCGACCTTGAGCGTCAAGGCCTCAAGTGCCGTGTAGGCGATGGCCTGCGCATAGGCCGCGGGGACAAGCGGTGCGTCTTGGTCCTCGAGCATCCGACTCGGAGCGATGAGCATCCGCACATCGAGCTGCTGATCTGCGCTTGGGTGCGGGTAGAGCTGGATGCTCTGATAGGCGGCCGCCTGGTCCCAGACGTAGCGCACGCTCAAGGCCTGGAACGTCTGCGCCTGCAGCGTGCTGAGAGCCAACGCAGGGGCCAAGATGACGCCGCCTTGCGGGTTGACCGTGTCGACGCCAGCCGCTGCAAAGCCTTGTCCGCCTGCGCTGCGCACCCGCACAGGGGCCAAGATGCCCGCCTCTGGGCACGTGAAGTAGTACCGACGGTACAATCCGGTCGTGTCGTCGACCGCTTCGGGTTGGAAGCGCAGCGTCTCGGTGTCGCTCAAGCTGTAGGTCGCAACCTTGCTGAACGCACTTTCCCATCCATCGCTCACATCGGAGCGGTAGACCTTGAAGTTCGTGGCCAGCATGCCTTGCACGTTGACCATGTAGACGTTGATCGTCCGCGCGCCTTGGCCAACAGCCGCTACCGTCGTGATGCCTCGAGGGGTCTGCGGCGCCGGGATGCGTTTACCCTCGCTGGGCAGGTAGGCCTCGACAGTGCCGAGCAGCTCCGGGTACAGGTTAGCGTCTTCGCGCTCGAACTTGCTCAGGAACATGATCTTGGCAGGGATGCCCTGCGATGGGTCGCCGACGTTCTGCACCTGCATGCAGTCGGAGGGAAGGTAGACTTCCCTCCGCTTGACGGTCGCCGTGTAGGCGCCGGTCACACCGATGAACGGCCGGTCCAAGTACAGCTGCGCGCCGTTGAGCACCCAAGAGATGCGGTGCGTGTAGGTCGTTGCTGTGCTGTCAGTGATCTCGATGACGGCACGATCAAGCGGAGAGCCAGGCAGAACCGCCGACGTCGACACGGTGAACGGGCCGCCGCCAACCGTCGCCGATCCGTTGGTCACGGTGACCGGCAACGTCGTGTCGGTCCAGACCTGCAGCCTGCGGTCGCGCTGTGCAAAGTCCCAAGGCCGATCGGTGAGCGTCCGGGTCTGCGCCTCGTTGAGCAGCGCGACGAGCTGCGAACGGTACGTATCGTTCGTCGGATCGTAGTCGAGCAGGTTGCCGCAGAAGTCAATCAAGTCGCCAAGGTTCACGGGTCCCTCCTACGACGAAGCCCCGCCCGCGCGAAGCGGACGGGGCCAGTGTACCCGGTTGGGCCGGGCAGCGGAGATCAGAACTGCTTGACAACCACAACGCGACGCAGGACGGTGCCGGCCGCCGCAGCGATGGTCTCGCTGAGGATGCCGCACACGGGCTGCGCGGACGCGGCCGAAGCCACATCAGCGGTGCCAGCGGTGTTGGTGATCTGCAGCAAGGTGCCGATCGCGTTGCCGGCGCCGCCGTTGTCGCTGCAGCTGGCGATGGCGACACCGCTGATGCAGACGATGATGCGGCTACCAGCGGTGAACAGCGGGGTCCCGCTGGCGTCCCGGTCTGCGGAGCCGATGACGACGCCGAAGGGGGTGCGCACCGGGCTGCTGTTGCCGTCGGCCTTGAAGATCCCGCGGGTGATGTTGCCGATGTCGGTCGCAGCGTAGTCGAACGCAACCCAGTCACCGACGGCGACGGTCTCGCGCGCGATGAAGGTCTCGGTCTGGCTGCGGTTGCTGGTATCGGGCAACTCACCAGAGGGCAGGTACTGGATGAGAGTCGAAGTAGCCATGTGGATCAGGCCTCCGCGTTGATGAGAACGCCGTGGCTGGCCAAGTGGCCGGTCACGAGCTGCATGCGACAGAAGACCTGCGCAGCCTCAGTGGCGGTGCCGGGAACCGGCATCATCTCGCTGAGGTTGAACCAGCCGTCGACGTCCGCGTACAGCTGGAACATGTCCGAGCTGAGCGCGTAGGCAGAGACAGGCACCGCACCCATCGCCGAACCGGCGTTGGCGGTGAAGCCAAGGTTCGGGTCGACGTAGATCTTCGCGCCGCGCCACATGCCGACCATGTCGGCATCGAGGCTCGAGCGGTCGGACGCGCTGATGTACTGCACCTGCGACTGCTGCTGCGCCTGGAAGGCGCCGTAGCAGGCCGGGCTCATCAGAATGATGTCCGGAAACTTGCCGCCGGGATGGAACAGCTGGCAGTTGATCATCAACTGGTCCAGATGGCTCAGGTCGAAGGCCGCGCCGCTGTTGAAGAACTGGTTGAACCAGTTTTGACCGCGGAACGTGGTCTTGGCCAGACCGCCGACGACGTCGACCTGGCTGTTGCGGACAACGCCTTCGAGCCAGCCGGTAGTGTTGGGGGCCACGGTGGTAGTGCCGTTGCCGTTGAGCGTCTGAAGCGTGTTGATCGTGCCGGTGCCCCGGATGACCTGCTCGTTGACGGCCTTCTTCAGCGAGAGCATGACGTTCTTCATCTTGCTCTCAAGGATGTTCACAACGGCGAGATCGCCTTTGTTCGCAGCCTTCTCGACCGCGCTCAGCACGATGGGCTGGGTGAAGTTCGAGTATTCGTACTTCGCTGCGTTGAAGGGGTCGGTCACGGCGAGCGAGACCGGCTCAAAGCCGTTGTTCAGCACGCTGATCTGGCTATGGTCGCCGAAGATCACGGGCTGCTCAACGCGGCTACCGCCGTTGACTTTGACGAGGTTGCCCGACTGCTCGATGGCGCGGAACAAGGGGTGCGAAACGAAGCTGTTGTCGATCAGCTTGTCGCGCAGAAGCTGCAGCGTAGTCGAAAGAATCGACGGGTTGATGGGCATGATGCCCTCCTTGCGGTTGGTTGTCGGTTGTGGGGGCGTGTCCGCTACCGGATGCCGCTACAGGACGCCGCAAAGGGGTAGTCCGCGCAGCGCAACGGTAGCGCAACGTCAACGACGATGCAACGACTGCGCCAGAGCGTAGATGTCGGCCGCGCTCATCGAGCGGACTTCACCCTTCGCCGGAGGCGATGCCGCGGCGCCCTTGCGAGGCAGGCCGGTCCCGCGCTGCGCAGCCTCACGCTCCGCTGCGCGCCGCGCCTTGTCGGTCTCTGCGGCCTTGGCTGCAGCTTGCCGCGCCTGCTTGCCCTTCGCGGCCCAGTAGGCTGTCTCAAGGTCCAGGCTTGCGTTCGTCTCGAGCAGATGCTGCACCTCGGAGCGCAGGCCGGTGTCGGTCTTCAGGTCGCTGTGCTCGGCAAGAAAGCTGTTGTAGGTCTCTTCCGCTTTGACCTGTTCGTATTCCCGCTTCATCGGCTCGAGCACGGCCTGCAGCCGCTTCGTGACCTCGGCCTCGATGCGCGCTGCGATCGTAGACTCGTTAAACGGGTCGTACTCCGGAAGCGAGTCCGGAACTTTGAGCTCAGCGTGCCCCTTGAGCAGCGCTTCACGCTCAGCAAGGAAGTTCTTGCGCTCGCTGGCAAGCTCCTGCGTCTTCTTGGTGTAGTCCGCCTGCATCGACTTCATCAACTGGCGAATGTCGGGCGGAACCTGCTTGAGCGCATCCGCCCAGGACAGGCCGCGCCGTTCTGGCTTGCCTTCGGCCTCGACTTCGAGCTCGACTTCTGCGGCCTCGACTTCTGGCGTGGGCGCCGGTGCATCGGCATGCAGCGACGTCGCTTGATCGAGCACAGCTTGAGCGGTTGACGGTTGGCTTGGCGCACTTGCGGTCGGAGTGGTCACGATGGACTTCCTTGCGTGGGGGTGATGTCAGTCTTGAGCCCAGGTCGCTCGCTTCCGGCTCACATCGCCAGCCCTGAGCACGTAGCTGTCGTAGTAGCCCTTGTTGAAGCCTGGAGCGATCTTGAACCGCTTGCGGCGCCCGAACGCATCCTTGGGTTCGAGCACTTCAAGGTCACGGATGCGCCCAACGATGAACGTCCGCCAACCTGGCATCTGCCCGTTGGCGCGCTCGCTCGGTGTCGCGTCGGCCCGCCTGCGCAGCGTGTTGCTCTGCGAAGCGCTCTGCGGGTCGATGTACATGTGCAGGTACGGTAGGCCGTTCGGGCCGTAGAACAGCGCGTGCGGGTTGCCGACGCGCAAGCCCTTCACGCCGATGATGGAGCCATCCCGACGCACCCACAGGTCGGTGTACTGAAAGCGCACGGGAAGCATCTGGTCGATCGCTTCCTCAAGGCCCAGCATCGCCGACACGGTCCCGCCGACGCCCTCTTGCCGTAGAACCGTGAAGTCCGTCGGCACAACGCGCCGCTGGTTCGCGCCAGCGAAGCCGAACACTTCGGCAACTGTGTTGACCAGCGCCGATTCGGCGGCCTTCTTCGCAAGACCACCGACTGCGCTTGTGAGCGTGCGAAAGAAAGCCATCGTGAACCTCAGCGCATGCGAGAACGGAAGAGAGCATCGGGACTCGGCTTCTTCTTGACCTCGATCTCAACCTCGCCTTCTTCGCCCTCGCCTTCTTCCATCTCGCCTTCGACCTCGACCTCACCGCGCTTCTCCATCGCCATCTCTTCGGCGAGCGGTTCGGCCTGCTCTTGGTCGACCTCAAGGAAGGCTTTGAAGCGCGGGTCGTTGGCGAGGCCCTTCAAGTGGGCGGTGATGACCGTGAGCTCCTTGTCGCCCTTGATGTCGGTGAGCTCGACCGGGATCGGCTTGCCGTAGTCCTGAGCCATCGCAGCGACCATGGCGAGGAAGCGCACATCATCGGGCTCAAGCTGCGCGACTGGGCCCGTGTACTCTTCGACCTCAACGCCCTCGATGCCGACCGCCTCGAGCACGGCCTTGAGGGTCTCGGCAAGCGCCTTGACTACCTTCGGGCTGTAGGGCCGGTCTGGCTTCGGGACCATGGCGGCAAGCTCCATGCCGACCATCTCGTCGCTGTCGCGCGCGGCTTTGCTCAACTCACCGGGGAGCTTGGTCATCACTTCAAGGGGCATCTCAGACTCCTTCGATCGGAAGCGGGGCGGGCGCCCCTTCGGGGGTGGGGGGCTGTGCGGCCTCGACCGCTTTCGCGAAGGCTTCGGGCAGCTGGTAGGCGCGGACGAGCTCGGAGAGCACCGCTTCACGTGGCGCACCAAGCGAGAGCAGCAACGGCGCCAAGCGTTCCAGGCTCTGTTGCCGTGCCATGTCGCTCATCGGCGTGGTGCCTGCGTCAACGGCCCAGTAGCTGAAGTCGCCTGTCAGGTCATCGGCGCTCAGATTGGTCGGGCCGACCGGGTTCGGGAGGGCAAGCGGCTCCGCTTCGTCGCCCAGGACAACCGACAAGATGATGTTGTACGTCGACGCGATGCCCGTGATCACGCTGTCTCGGATGCGGGCCATCCGGCCGATCTCGGAGCTCGTGTAGGCCGCAAGCAGCTGCTGTTCGGTCGCCGTTGACTTCGTGACCTCGCCCCGCGTGAACGGAGCCAAGAGGCCAGCGTCGCGAATGTCGCTGTCAACCGTGACCGCGTAGGCTGCGATGTCGCCAGGGATCGGCGCTTGTGGAACCGGCGTCATGTTCCCGTCGAGCGGTTGACCTGGCTGCAGGTCGACTTCAATCATCTCGCCGTCGAGGCCTTGCGCGATCTTCGCAGCCGCATCCTCGGACAAGAAGCCGGCGCGTACCATCCATTGCCGCGCCATGCGCCGGACGCCCTGCGCTTGGTAGCTTCGGATGAGGTTCATCTCTCGGAACTGGTCACGACTGCGAGCGAGCAAGCTGTAGCCACGCAACGGGCTGTCAGGGTCACGGGAGAAGTACAGCGGGATGATCGGAACAACAGGCCTGCCCGATGCGGACTTGAACGGGATGCCCGTGGTCTCGTGCTGGAGCTCCGCTTCGGGCGCACGCTCATCGGCTGCGACGGTCGCCTCGAGGGCGCCGACCTGAACCTTGACGCCCTGAAAGACGAACGTGTCAGGCTTGCGGAAGTCCTCGCTCCACACGAGCAGCTTGTCGGCCTGCAGGTCGTACATCTCCACGATGCGAACCCACTTCTCGTTCGTCGGCACGCTGCTGTCGTTGGGGTTCAGACCGAGCATCGTGCGTCCACCGATCGTGGAGCTGGCGTCGATCCACTTCTGGTAGACCCGTGGCGAGAAGTCAGTCTCCGGTCGATCGTAGCGCACCGCAGCCTCGTCGAGCGGCATCAGGTACACGTGGCCCACATAGCGCTGTTGGTCCCAGCTGCAGGCCGTGGCGTCGACAATGACCTCCCAGGGAGGCAGCGCAGCGGACGCCACGCGCTTGAGCGGGTCAACGCTCTCGACTGGGCTCAGCTTGATGAACGAGCACGGATAGATGAGCGCAAGGCGGGTCGCGTCCTCGAGCTGCTCTCGGATCGTGAGCAGGTACAGGTTCGCGGTTGCCTCAGCGACGTCTGCGTTGCCGCGCGCGCGCACATCGGGCTGCACGAAGACAGCCGGGTTCTTGGCATACAGCGAGCCAAGGTAGCTCTCCACGACAGCGTAGGCCTTCGGGACCTCGGTGCGCAGCACGCCCTCGACAACGTTCTCTTCCTTGGCCCAGAAGTCCGTCATGTAGAGGCGACGCAGTTCGCGCATCTCTTCGCGCCGGTTGGTCCAGTACAGGTCGTGTTGACCGACGATGTCGGCAACGTGCGCAGGTGTGAGCATGGGACCTCAGAAGGGCAAGGCAGCGGAGCGGATGCGCCGCGCGCGGGAAGCTGCGAGCAGGTCGTCTATCCGCGTGCGCCCAGACTGTAGCGCGGTTGTGCGCCAGCTTGACGGCACATCACGCAGGCAACGGTAAGCCAGGGCCATCGCCATCGCCGCATCATCGTGCGCTCCCTTGGGCGCCTCTGGCGCAACCTTCCCCACTGGGATCGTCAAGCTGCGGAGCTCAAGCCAAGTCGGCCGATCGAGCATCTTCACGAGCGGCAACGACTCGCGCAGCGTGTCGAACGCATCGAGCTTGCTCTGCAGCGTCGTGACCCAAGGCTTGCCCGTCTTTGGGTCGCGCCACTGTGCGTTGTAGCCGCAGGACTGGAGCTCAAGCAGCAACGCATGGCCGTGGTTGTTGCTCTCGGCCAACATGAGCGCTTGGTTGTACCTGGTCGCGACCTGGATGCAGCGATGCGCCCAAGCCGAAGGGGTGACCTTGTTGTTGCGCTCGGTGTAGACGACTTGCGACGTCGCAACCGACACGACGCACAGCGCGCTGTAGTCGCCACCAACGCCGCCACCAACGTCTACACCCATGACGTAGCGATCGTGCGGGTGAGGCTTCTCGATCTCTCGCCCTGCGTTCTCTCCATGCAGCGCGTGTTCGAGCACGTTGACCTGCGCAAGCAGCTCGTCGCCGTAGTAGCCGCCCTCGCGCTCAAGGAAGCAGTCATCAATCGAGGCCGGGTACTCCCGCCTGAACTTGTGCTCGCTTCCCAGCCGAGCACATGTGCGGCGCCTCCAGTGGAGCTGGCCAAGACTCAGGCCGTAGGCTTCGCGCTGTGCCTTCTCCGCATCGGTCAGACTCGCCTCGAAGTCGGCCGGGATGAGCGCAGGCCCGTCCGCGTAGGCTGGATGCTCATGCCAGAACATCGTGAGCAGCGTCCATCCGTTCTCAGGCGCGCCGCGAACGAGCGAGCTGTAGAAGTCGGCTGGGTTGTTGGCGGTCGACTCGACGATGAGCAGGCCATCCCCTACTGCAGCGTCGACCTGCGCCAGAACTTCTTCGAGGTCGGGAGCGTATGCAGCCTCGGAGATGAGCGCAGCCGCTGGCGTGAACGAACGCAGGCCGGTCTGAGAGCGGCTCGTGAAGGCCTGCAGGCTTGCGCCGGTGTCGCCGTACACGAGGCGAGCTCGTGCACGGGTCTCGACAGGCCTGGTCAACAGCGAGGGCAGCTGGTCAAGCCAGCGCCGGTTGTCATCGAGCAGCATGACCGCGCTGTCATCCCGCATCGAGATGACCGCATGCATCGCAGCGTGCGGAGTCGTGTAGGCCTTCCAGTGCATCACCATCTTGGCGCCGGTTGTCGCTGCGACTTGTCGCGCCTTGAGGATGAGGATGCGCTTGTGCCCTGCCTTGACCGCTTCGAAGATCTTGACCTGCATCGGCAACGGCACGAACGGCACAAGCTGCTTGCTGTCCTTGTCCTGCACTCGATGCAGCCGCGCGAACTTGTCGGCATCACTGACCAGTTGCGCGACTGCAGCGCGGTGCGGAATCGGGACGGCGCCAGGGACGAAGGCGACCATCAGCTCACCACACGGAGCACAGCCTCAAGCTCGGCCATCGCCTGCTTCGTGCCCTCGGTCTTCGGCTGCGCCTTCGCGAACTCGTAGGCTTTGTCGAGCGTCCATTGAGCCGCCCGCACCGCTGTCGCGTTGCCCTCACCGGCCTCGAGCGTCTCTCGGAGCAACTGCAGCGCGCGCTCGGTGAGCACAGGCAGCGCGGCCTCGATGAGCGCGACCGGGTCGGGGGGCGGTGGCGGCTTGGTTGCCTTGTACCAGTCCGCCCACTTGTAGAGGTTGTCCACGCCCCAACGCTGATACACGTTGTTGCCGCTTGTCACTCCCTCCGAAAGCACGGCCCTGTGGTCCTTCTCATTGTCGACCATCCAAGACACAACGCGCTTCTGCGAGTCGGTCAACTCGTCCCAGCTCTGCGGCTCTTTGCCGTCAGGCAGCCTAATCACGGGCCTCTTGATGCTCATCGGCAATCCTGCGTGCAGGGTACTGCCCACCGTCGTTGCCATGACATCGGCGCGACGGCTGCGACCAACAGCATACCGCCGCGCCTAGTCGCCGCCCACTTGCCGGCTACTTAGCAATCGCTTCCTCCGGACTTGCATGCACCGCCGTCAGACGCACCATACCCCAAAGCAACCCGTCAGCGGGTTGTGTACTTCGACCAAAAGTTGGCCCTCGAAGCTCCATCCCGGATGCGCCTCTTTATACTTTTTCGCAGCCTCAAGCTCGCTTCTCACTCGCACTTCTTTGCGGGGCGGCTGCCCCATCACGTTTGTGCAGATGTATGTCGTCAGCTCTGCGCGTTTTGTCTTTGTTTTCATCACCGCACCTCCTTGTCGGCGACATGCTCGCCCCGCGCGATGGCGTCCGCCCACTGCCACGTGCTGCCTCGCCCATCGTCCTCGATGGCCTGCAGCCAAGCGACAATCGCCGCGCGTTCATGTATGGCTGCCCGATCAGCGCGCTGATGAGCGGAAGGGATGCGCGATAGGTCGAAGCCAACTTCATACGCACCGGGGTTCACTTCGTTCACACTGCGTTGACGCACATCGACAAGCACACCTTGAGCTCGCAAGCTGCGATGCGCTCTGCCTACTGAGCGTTCACAGCGTCCGATGAGCGCCGCGATCTGCCTATAGCTACAGCAGCTTCGAGTGCGTTTTGCAGGCTTGTCATCACAGGACTGAACGAGCAGACAGCCCAAAACCGCGCGCTCTGTGATGCTTAGGCTATTGCCGGCCCAGATGCCACGGAGTTCAGCGACACGATCAAGATGGACACGGCCATTCATCGCGCACCTCGCTTTACCGCCGGCCCTACAGTCCACACGTGCTCTTCGGGCCGAACAACAGGCTTGACCTGCTTCGTGCAAGGAATCGCAGCTGCAGCAACAACCGAAGGCGCGCAACGCCCCTCGAGCTGCATCTGCCACAACACGGCGGCCTCTGCCGCTTGGATGGCTCCGGAGCGCCTGAACTCGTAGTCTGCCTGCTCCATGTCTCGCCTTGTGAGCTCGTCGATGTGCGCTTCGACCTTGTCGACAGCGATGCACAGCGCGGCTGCGATGATCACGATGATGCCGCGTGCGGCCTTTGCGGTGTCAGTCATGGTTGCTCCTGTCGCTCGCCTCGTTGGATGTGGCGGCATGCTGTAGTATGCTGTAGCATGCTAACCGTCAACCGGCCCGGATGATTCTTTTTGCGACCGCCGCTGCAATCTCGTTGGGAGCAGCGCAGTAGTGCCGCTTCTTGTCGGGTAGCGGCGGCTCTGGCTCATCACCGAGCAAGCGACCAAGCCAAGGCACTTCGGTCTTGGCCCACTTGACCAGGTCTTCGGGGTCGCCTTCACGCAGCGCTGCAGCGCGACGATGCTCGAGCTCGCTGCGCAGCTTGGCTGCAGCTTCGACGTCCGGCTTCACGGTCCACGATCCGGCCTCGAGCTGATTCCAGCGAACCCAGACTTCACCGACGGCCTTCGTCGCCCGTGGCCCAAGGATGCGCCTCGAGACAGCGCTGCGAATCGCGCCTGGCTTGACCCACTCGCTTCCTTCCAGCGTCTTGAGCAACGTGTCGCGCGCGGCCTTGTCGTTGAGCGCACGCATCTCAAGCCACACGTTGACGGCTTCGTCGATGTCGTGCGGGCTGATGTTGCGTTCATCGTCCGGTGCTGTGCTGTTGTGCCGCTCTGCCAGCTTGCCGAGGTTGTCGCGCAGATACGCGATCATACTTTTAGAAGATCTCGTCATAGTCGCCATCCTCCATCGGTTGCATCCGTGCTCGAGCGCGATCGGCTGCGAACGCATCGACGGCCGCCCATCGCTCCACCCATGCCGGTTCTGGCTCGCCAGCTGCTAAGGCAGCCTCCCACCGATCGAGCTCAGGCTGCAACGGGCCTTCACTGCCCTTCCAGCGACGGCGATCGGCGTACTCGGGATGCGCAAGGCAAGTCGAGAAGTCGACCGTGTAGTCGGTCGTGCCTCTCCCATCCTCGCCCCGCAAGAAGGCGGCCTGCGGACTTCGGAGCATCCAGACGTACCCGTCGACGATGCTCTGCGCGCTCCGCTTCGCCAAGGCCTTCTCAAGCTTCGGAACCCAGGTGCCTTCCGAGAGCTTGCGGCCTCGATGCCGCATCAGACGCAGCGCATCAAGCAGCGCCAACAGCTGCGCTGCTTCTGCTGCCCGCTTGACCTTCTCCGGCTTCGGACGCTCTTGCGTCGGCGTAGCCGACAAGATCTGTTCAATGTCGGTGTGGCTGTTGGTGTTGCTGTTGCTGTTATCTTTAGGGGCCCTTGCTGCGCCCTCGGTGCGCCCTTCGTGCGCCCTTGCTGCGCCCTCGGTGCGCCCTTTTACGTTGAGAACGTCGTCATCCACGGGTACAGGTGCGCCCTCGGTGCGCCCTTCGTGCGCCCTTGCTGCGCCCTCGGTGCGCCCTTGCTGCGCCCTTTTAGGATCGGGGTCGCCGAAGCGCGGATCAGCCCACCATTCAACGTCGCTACAGACGATGCGGGCTGCCTTCTCGGTGATGCCCCAACGCTCCGCAAGCAGGCGGTAGCCTGGTCTGTCGCCCTTGTGGGCTCGTTGACGGCTTGCCCAGTACCGCAGGTCATGTCGTTGCGCGCCTAAGGGCCACGGCTTCATCAGTGCCGACGCAACCGCTTCCCAGTCGCATCGTTCAATCGGGTCCCAGCCTTCGCCAGCTGGCGCGGCCGTCTGACGCGCAGATGTGCGCGAACGGCCCCTGTTCGGGGCTTCATCGTCGGTCATGTCTTCTCCTGTCGAGAGATGGCCTCCCCTGCCCAACCGCCCGCCGGGTCCCGGTAGCTACTCCGGGCCGACGGACGGGGTGCGCGGGCTGAGTCGCGCGGGGACAGGAGGACAGCCGGGGCTCTACGGCGCCCCGCTCTTGCCTACCAGAAGCAGCGCGAACCGACAAGTCAAAAGCAAAGACGGCACCCGGACCATTCCGGATGCCGCCCCCTCGTTGCATTGCGTTCTGCGCGCGTCTTTCTACAGAGCTTCTGCTCTGCGCGCAACCTCCGCGGCGATGTCATCGTGCCAGCTCTCCCACACTGCCAGCTGCGCCGGCCGGGGTTGGCGCTCGAGCTCCGGATGCTCTCTGCGCCGCGCCTCGATGACGCGCTCGGCCTGCCAGCGCAGGTCGGCCAACGGCACACGCCGCTTGGTCGGAAGCAGCAAGCGCGCTGCGGTGATGGCGACTTTGTCGGCGCTAAGCACGTGAACCTCTGGCCATCGAAAGCAGCAACTCCGCAAAGGCGAGCGGTGTTCGCCTGCGCCGCGGATCGCTACTCGACGTCCTATCAAAACGCCCGGATGCTCCTGATGCACCCCAGAGCAAAGGCGGAGGAGGTGTCGCGCCAACATAATACAGCAACGTCGGCTTCGGCGCAAAGTGACCGTAGCAACCTTGCTCGACTCGGCATGACCAACCAGGTCGATACAGCGTGCGTGCCCATCCAGATACTGGCGCCGCAGGTAAGCCGAATGCAGGCCAAGCAGCCGATCCAAGGGGATGCTCTAGCACGCCACCGTAGCGTTCAACCGCAGCAAGAGCCGCAGCAAAACAGCCACCATCTTCTCCGATGCCGGGCCGACCAGGTACTGCAGCCCAGATGTGCGCAAGGCGCGACCATCGTTCACATGGCGGATGCGCGACTACAGGCAAGGGACCGGAGTAAAACCGAGCATCTCTATTGATGTCCCACAAGTCAACATCGGGACGGTCATAGACTCCACCTCGATCAACGTAGAGAGCGGCGACGTCGGGCACGTTCTCGCCTTTGTATGCTATTGCATGCTGTTGGGGGTTGACGGTATCGCGCGCATGCCTTAGCATGCTTGGGCGCACCGGGGAGGGCGCGATGATGACCGACAAGAAGATGCCAAACACAGAGAAGCACTTCCACCAAGTCAAGCTGTCGCCTGTCGTGTGGGCACGAGCGGAGGGTATTCGTGCTCGCAGCGGGCTGCGTTCCATCAACAAACTCATCGAGAAGCTTGTCAACGACGCTCACGAACAGGGGAACTGACACATGTACAACACCAACGTCTTCTACAGCGACAGCTGTGCTGAGCTCTTCGGCGCTCTTGCCAAGGCTCAAGGCATGATGGGCCGCGCGTTCAAGGACGCCAACAATCCTGCCTTCCGTACCAAGTATACGAGCCTTGCGAGCGTGCTCGAGGCGATCTTGCCTGCTTACAACGCCTCAGGCCTGTGCGTGTTGCAGCATCCAGTCTTGGCCGAAGACGTCATCCACATGACGACGCTGATCACCCACGAGTCCGGGCAGTGGATGAAGTCCATCTGCAGCATGCCGGTCGCTGGCAAGAAGGACGCGCATGCGGTCGGTTCGGCGATCTCGTACCTGCGCCGCTACACGTTGGCGTCGATCTGCGGCGTCATTCAGAGCGACGATGACGGCAACGACGCATCGGGCGCCGCATCTGGCGCCGCAAGCTCCAGCCCTTCGCCGGTGCGTGCGTTCACGCCGCGCGCGGCGCCTCCGGCTGCGCGCCAGATGACCGACGCAGAGATCGCCGAAGCCATTGCGCCGATCGAGCTCGATGCGCTCAAGCTGTACTGCGAAGCACACAACAAGCCTGCACCCGCCGACATGCCTGCGCATCAGCAAGCGCAGATGCTGAGCTGGCTCAAGACCGTCGGCGCTGCAACCATCGAGCAGTTCTTGTCTCAGCGCCTCGCCTCGCTGGCGTCGCACGCTGCACCGATCGAGGCTGAAGAACCCAAGACGCGCCGCGCGCGGAAGTCGGGAGGTGAGGCATGACCATCGCAGTTCGCGTTCACTGGGCGCATCGGGCCGCCGCTGCCCTCGAAGAAGTTGGCGTCACCGAGTACAGTGTAGAGATCAGCAAGCACGGAGTGTGGCTGCATCTCAGCTATAAGGACTTCATGCGCTTCTATCAGAAGCAGCCCTTTCATCGCCAACCGGACGTTCTGGCGAAGCCGGTCGGGCAAGGCATGCTCACGTACTTGAGCTTGTCGTTCAAGCATGGCGAAGTGTCGTACTGCACTTCAGTTCATGGCTTCGACTACCGCAAGCTGCGCGCTCCAGCGGAGGGCATGCGCATCGGACGATGGAACCCGGAGCATGACCCTACACCCTGGCTTGCAGGGGAAGAGCAGTGATCCTGCTCGGGCTTGACCCAGGCCCAGAGCATTCGGGGCTGGTGTTGTACGACATCACGAACACGCCGTTCGTTGTCGCAGCCCAGTCCCGGCTTGAGTGGGCAGATGTCCGGACCTGGGTGCGTGAGCATCGACCCTACAGGGTCGTGTGCGAACGGACGCAGGCCGGGCCGCCATCGACTCAGGTTGTCCGCACAACCGAAGTCATCGGCCGCTGCATGGAGCTGTGCGACCAGCTCGATCAGCCTGCAGCGTTCATTCCCCGCCGTGATGTCCTGCAGGCCCTGGGCTGTGCAACGAAGGGGAACAAAGACGCGCTCGTGAGGCAAGCCCTCATCGAGCTTCACGGAGGCGACAAGGCAAGAGCGCTCGGTGACCGACGCAAGCCAGGTCCCCTCTACGGGGTGACGTCCCATGCCTGGGCCGCCCTCGCCATCGCCGTGACCTACAACATCCAGAACGGAGGCCGCTACCATGTTTCTCACTGACGCCGACTACCGAGCCCATCCGGGCGTGAACTACAGCACGCTGAAGCACATGCGCAAGTCGCCGCTGCACTACCGGCATGCGGTCGACCACCAAGAAGACAACGCTGCAGAGTACGCGATGCTGCGCGCTGTGCACGCTCTCGTCTTGGAGCCCATGTCCGCCCACGATCAGATCGCTGTGTGGGAGGGCCGCAAGGACCCTCGCAACAAGGAATACGCAGCGTTCCTGCAGAACAGCGTCGGCAAGAACGTGCTCAGCCTCAACGAGTACGAACAGGCCATCAACATCGCCAACGCCTACGGGCGGAACCAGTGGCTGCGTTGGGTGCTGTCGCTGCCTCAGACTGTGTGCGAAGAACCCGTGGTCTGGGACTTCGACCTCGGCGACGCGCTGCTTCTGTGCAAGGGCAAGCCGGACATCATGCACTACAGCCCAGAGCACGGGATCATCATCGCCGACATCAAAACGTTCGGCGACACGACTGCGGAGCTCATCGCCTGGGCTGCGCGCAAGTACGGCTGGATGTTGCAGCTGGCCCACTACACGTACGCTGCAGCGCATCACTACGGCGTCGACCTCAACGCGACGCAGGTGCGCTGGTACACCGTGGTCGCCGAAGACAAGGCGCCGTGGGATGCGACCGCCGTCGAATGGGATCAAGGCACGATCGCGGGCGCGATGGTCGATCACCTCGAGCTTGTTCGCAAGGTGCTCGACTGCATGCGCAGCAACACTTGGCCGGGCCGGGGCGATGTGCAGGCTGCGACGCTGCCTACCGGTGTCACCGGTGAGTGAACGCCTCACCGTACTCGACCAGCTGCGCGCCGATCGTGGCGCGGGCTGGTACGGCTTCCTGCATCTGAATCGTCGGGGTCAAGTCGTGAGGCTGTACCTCAAGAAAGGCGCCCAATGGTGGAAGGTCGAAGATGATGTACCGGACATCAGCGACCGGTGGAAGCTCGGGGGCACTGCGCTGCCCTGGGAGGCCAAGAGCCAGAACATCGTGTGGCGAGCGCAGTGCGATCGTCCGCAGCTGTGGCGCGGCATTGAAGCCGAACCTCGAGCTGCGGGCCTCCCGCAAGGCATCACGACAGCCATCGCAACCATCGAACAACTGAGGGGACAATGAAGTTCAGTCTATGGGTCGCCAGCGACGGACAAGCAGCGATGCTTGTGGAGACCGCTACAACGGCTTTAGGGCCGGGGCATAGCCAAGGCGCACCTGCGGTAGGGGTGGCGTCCCATCGCCTTCCTGATGCGGTTGTAGCGTGCCTCAAGGCACGTGCCGAAGTCGGGGTTCAGAAGTACGGCGGTGTTCTGTCGGTCGGATGGCCGAAGGCGACAGCGGGCGCCTACCAAGAAGCGCTCGACCTGCTCGTGTACCTGCATGCGGATGTCGAGGCCTTGCCCGTCGAACGCGCGCTTGCCCGTGAGCTCGTGTTGAGTCTGGCGCAACGGCTTGCCGAGCGAGGTGTCTGATGCCTCGGGCCAAGAAGTCGACACAACGATCTGAGCACCCATTCGACAAGATCGCCTACGTGATTCCGGCTTTGCCGGGGGTCCGAACTTGCCCCTTCTGCACAGGGCGGCCGAACATAGAAGTGCATGTAGATGCGACAGGCGTTGCGTTCTGTGCCGCCTTGCGGTGTGCAGATTGCTTCATGTCAGGACCATTGCCACGGTTTCCCGATCCGACTGGACCGCTCGCAGCTTCGCGCGCTGTCGACCAGTGGAACAGGATGCTTGACGGCACGCACAATGTCTGTGGGGTCCCATTGAAACCTGCGGACGTCCCCGTCCGGGACGACCTGTGGGGACGACCTGTGCCTGTGAAGGTCCCCGTTTGAGAATGACAACGCCGATCGGAGCCCCATGCCCCGATCGGCGTGTTTGCAGTCTGGCGCTAGCCCCACCTTGCGGCGGACGTCAGATTGTGCGCTCGACGGCTATCACACCGGACGCACTTGCACGAAGGGACGGTAGCCGCCGCCTTCGGGCGCCCAGAGTAGTTCTCGCCGCTGGCGTGCGTTCGCACCGGCCCTGATGCCGATGTGCACGTGTCCGCCGCGAATCGGAGCATAGGCGATCGCCTGGTCAAACTGCACACCGATGCCGAGCAGTGCGTTGACGATGTCGGTTGCGGTCATGCCTTCGACCTTGATGTCGGCGGCCTCGCCTCGCACGTGTGCGCTCGTGGCGCTTCCGCCGACGGCGCGGTTGACCGCCGGTGCGCGGTAGCCGCTTGTCACACGGATCGGCCGGCCAAGATGGCGTCGGAGCGGATCCAGCACTTCGCTACACAGGTAGCGCAGGTTGTTGCGCGCCATCGCATCGGGCACGTTGGCGAGACCGGTGGAAGTCGTGGTGAGCTCCTTCCAGGTGAAGAACTCGCCAGCGCGGGGCGGATCGTCGGTCACTTTGCGATCTCCGAGACGGGCTTGTTGCTCCACATCTTGCAAGACCAGTAGCGCGCCTTGTTGGGCGGGCCCGCATCGTCGCAGCCGTGTCGAGCGCGGAAGTTCGCGCGGCGTTCTGGATCGTCGCGCTTGATCTCGAGCTCGGGGTCGCCGAACCGAACCGTGTAGGCCTTGCCTTCATAGGTCCCGGTCGCGACGAACTTCTTGCGGCCGTAGCCGGGTTCGCCCTGCTTGATGCGACGCACCGAGCTCACTTGCCACCTGCCTTCTTGGCCTTGCCGGCCTTGTCGTAGGCGATCGCGACCGCTTGCTTCGGCGGATACTTCTCATCGATGAGCTTGCGGATGTTGGCTTCGATCGTCTTGCGACTTGTGCCTTTCTTGAGTGGCATCACGAGCTCCGGTCTGGCGACATGGCGCCGGGGTTGGGTAGGAACTGCCCTGCGTCAGTGATGCCCTCGAGGCGAGCCAAGCGCCGGTCGATGCTGCTCAACGTCTTGGTGATGGCGACGCTTTCGGCCTTCTGCGTTGCGATCAACGTGTCGATCTGGTCCAGGTGTCTCTTCCCCATGGCGCCGATGAGCGGAAGCGCATGCTTCACGGCCAAGGTGTAGAAGCCGTACAACACGCCAACGAGGACGATCACCGCAGCGCCGGGACCGGCAAGCAACGGGATGAGCTGGCTTACAAGACCGGGGTCAAGCTGCGCGATCATGCGGCACCATCGGGGAGCACAAGTGCTCCATCAGCAATCGCTTGTTGAATCGTGGCGACGATAGGACGCGCCCACGCACGGGACGTCGCCGCGTCTGGCTGAGTGGCGCTCGTCAAGTCGACGATGCTCAAGGCCGACGCCTCAGCGTAGGTCATGCGCACAACAACCGACACAAGGCCGTCTGGCTCAGCCGGAATCTGCCATTCGTAGAACGCTTGCATCAGGTGCTCCCGTTCGGCTTGCGAAGCAGCCGCAGTTTGAGCAGTCTCACTTCTGAGTTCGTGGTTGCGCTGCCATCATGGTACATCCACCACTTAGTGCGGAACTGGATGTTCGCATCGAACCAGTTGGCCGACACCGGGTAGTTGCCAGACGTCGATGTCATCGCACCGGACGCAACCTGCACCCGAACACGCTGACCGGTGAGCGGGGCGCCGAAGTCAGTCGCCCCGACGCGAACGAAAACGTCGTGCTGTCGCTGGTCGTTGATTGTCACCTGTACGCCCGCGGTGTATTCCCGATATGTGCCGGGTGCGACGGTCTGGATTGCCTGTTCTGCCAATGAAACCAGATAGCTAATCGCGCGCACCATTGAAGACGACGATGTATTGATGGTCCGTAGCCCAGTGCCAGGTGTGGTGTAAGCATCACGGCTAAGAGCCAGAATATGTACAAACGCGGCGGTCCCGCTCGGCTCTTTGCCCGCGACGATAGCCTCGACCATCCACAAGTCGCGTCGGTTTGCGCCCCGTAGGGAATCCCACCCTGCTGGCCAGACTCCGATATTGGGCTGCACCGTGATTGCGCCGTTGACCAGCGTCAAGCCGTTGCCACTGGGACTGATGCTAAGCGTGCGCGCATCTGGACTGTTGTTGTAGACGTAGGCCCGTGCTGTGACGCCGTCGGCCGCATACAGCGTGTGCTGCCAAGCCGTCGTCGAAGTTGTGGTCGAAGTGGATGATAGTGCAGTCCAGTTCGCGTCTGTGAAGTCTACCGAGTCGACTACGATCCATTCTTCGGGGCTTGCTGCAACGCTGATGGTCGTGACGCTGTAGCCCTTCGCGCCAAGTGAATCGGTGATTGTAAGCAGGAACACCGAAGTGAACCCGTTGGTCAAACCGTTCACAGTGTAGGGGCCAAGCCCTGTGCCGCCGATCGTGGTCCCGGTGCCGCTGATGTCGGTCACGGCATAGGTGTAGGGACCAGTCCCACCGCTGGGAGTTCCCCATGTGCCGATGGTCGCCGTGGCCGTCCCCGCTGGAAGCGACTGCGAAGCTGGCGCCGCGCCAGATGTGACGCCAGCCGCTGTTGCTGCGACCGTGACGGCGCCCTGAACGATAATCGCCGCTCCGACCGCATCGGTGACAGATCGTTCAACGATGACGGTCTGCCCATTGACGAGGCCGCTGACAGTCGTTGTGCCAGGGGTGCCGACCGTGCTGAGCAACGCCGTAGTGCTTGCCCCTTGCGAGTCGTACACAACGCCTGCGTTGCCATAGGTGTACGGCGCCGTGCCGCCCGTAGCCGTGTTCCACGTGATGATCGCGCTCGTGTTGCCTGCAGCGACAGCCGTTGAGGCTGGCGCATCCCAAGCAAGCACCGCTGGAGAGGGGGTTGGCGTAGCGCCGCTATCAGGAAAGACCGGGACGATAGGCATCGGTCACTCCATCCAGGTGATCATAGAACCGCTAAACACTGCGGTCCCTGCGTTGACCTTCACGAACACGTAGAACGTGCCGTTGCCTGGGCCTCCCAAGTCTTGATGAATGGGAAGGTCGATCTTGAACATGGCGCTACCGGTCGCAGCGGTCGTGACACCGGTCGCAAGGGTCGCTGTAGTGTCTGGCACACACACAACGTCGCCGGCCGCGTCCTGCGTGATGCGCACAGTGACGGAGGTCGCGCCGCCCGCAAGGGTCGTCAAGTAGATCTGCAGGCCCTGCATGATGCCAAGGTAGTTCGCGCGCAGCTGGAAGTCGGGCGCGTTGGCCGCAACAAGCAGGCTGTGCGTGTGGCGCGCAGTCGTGTTGAATGCCGTCCCGACGGCCTGTGAACCAGTGACGTCGGACTTGTGCAGGAAGTGCGTGATGCGGGTCGGCATGTGTTCCCCCTCTTGCTCGGGCGGCTACTTCACGTTTTCGCGAACGGCTTGGATGGCTGCAGCTTGCCTGCGCCGCGCCTCCGCTGGATCGATCGTAACCCGCGGCAACACGGTCTCGACTGCAGCTTGCGGAAGCGTAGGCGCAAGCACAGGCTGCGCGACAACGTCGAACGGTGGAGCCGTGGCGCGGATGTCGCGCGCCTTGAACTGGTCCACGTTGAACGCGCTGTAGATCTGCAACGCTTGCTCGAGGTTGTCGGGGGTCAAGGCGCGCAACACACTCAGCCGCTTGAGCCCAACCGCCGACGGCTTGAAGCTCATCCACAACTCTCGCCCTTCCGGAGTCGTACCCATCCGCAGGTGCGGCATGCCCTCCGGGGGTAGTCCTGTCCACAAGCGCGCATCCTGCTTGTCGGCGAGCTCCTTGGGAGGCAGAACGAGCTCCGGTTGGTACACGCGCAGGAAGTCCTCCCACTCCCCTCCCGGAAGCCTGGAAGGGTCCTTCACGTGTGCGTTCATCGCCAGCGCCCAGAAGGCCTTTTCATCGCTCAGAGGTTCAGCGGTAGGGATGCCAGCCGTGACGTAGGCCTCCCCTTCTTCGTACCGATCCCAGGCATCCAGGACTTCGGGAGCCATCAGCGCAGCCGCAACGCTTGCGATGTTGCCGACGCCCTGCTCGAGGGCGACGATGCCCGCATCGACAGCGTCGCCTTGACCGTAGGCCGCGCGGATGTCGCGAACGATGAGGTCGGCCCGACGCGCAGCGCCGATCGCAGCCTCGAGCGGCTTGAAGGCCGGAACGCTTGGCAGATAGTACGCCTCGCCATCCCGTTCGACGATGCCGAGCGAGGTGAGCGCTTTGTCGCCATGGATGCTGTAAGGGTCCTGCGCTTCGGCCTTGGCGCGCGCGGCCTGAAACGCTGCGACCGCCGCCCGCGGTTGCGCTGACACCGCCGCAAGCGCTTGCGTGGTCGCAGCGTAGAGCCAGGCGCTTTCACCAAGCCAGCGCGACGCTTGGTTGCGCACGAAGGCCGGAGTGTTGTCGAAGTCGAGCTGGCTGCGCTTGGCGAGGTCGGCCGCATCGGCTGGCGAGCGACCTGCGGCGATGGCGAGCTCGAAGACGCTTCTCCGGAAGTTGAGCTCGAGCGCTTCGGCGAACCGCAAGAACAGTCCACGATCGAGCGGGTTGGCAGTCTCAAGCACAGCCGCAAGGCGCGGATGCGTAGCCGCAGCCGCTTGTGCTTCGCGCAACAGGTCACGCCCCAGCGAGCCGACGCGCTCCGCTTCAACGGCTGATGTGCCGACGCCGTAGGACTGCGCCAGGTCATCGAGCATCTTGGGGCTGTAGTAGACGCCAGCCTCATCGACGATCCCGGTGCCGAGCATGCGCCGATTGAAGACGGCCTCGGTCGCGTAGTCGATGGCGTTTCGGCCGACCAAGCCAGCCGCTTCGAGCGTCTGTCGCGCGCCGATCGTCGCCAACGGCAACAAGCCAAGCTGCGCAAGCCGTCCCAACTGCACAGGCACGTTCGGAAGGATGTAGCCATAGGTGAAGCGGCTTTGAGAGTCGCGACGGCCGATGCTGGCTGCGTGCTCGATCGCATCCTGTAGGTAGGCGCCGGTCGCGCCTCG